AAGCCATCTATCTATGACAAAGATTCTATGAAGCCTATAGACTTTGATGCTATGGACAAACGTATAGATGATGCAGTTAACTTTGATCTTGCAAATCCATTACCCTCTATGAACTTTAAGGATGATGAATATGCAGCAAGTACTTACGATGAAGTGCAACCTTTAGAGGGCGCAGACACATACAAAGCTAGAAGGATAACAGCACAAGGTATCAACGACACTATCAAAGGGCTTATGGATACAGAACAAAGACAGGCAGACATAAAGCAAGCTGTTAATAAAACTATAGAAAGTCTGAAGTCTGCTGATGCTAACGTACCTTATGTAATACAAGCAGGAGATACTCTATCAGATATAGCTGCTAAGACAGGCACTACTGTACAAGACTTAGTTAAAAGAAATAATATAAAAGACAAAAACAAAATATACACTGGTAACCAATTAATAATACCTACAGATAAAACTGTAAAGTCTAAAGAAGAGGTTGTTAATAATCTTGTTGAAAATTATGAACTAAGGATATCCACTAGGGGTGATGAAGACCCTCAAAGAAAGTTCAACCAGTCTGGTGTACCTTTGGATCAAAGAGTATATGAACCTGAAGATATGAGTGGCTTTGGTGGTATGGGTCCAGACCCAAGTGTAGGACAGGGTATAATGACACCTAGTGCTTCTGTACCAACAATAGAAAACAGTCTATCTGATGATGACTTAGGTATACCTGATACAGATAACTATATGGGCTACCTACCTCCAACTCCTGCACAGGCAATACTAGACAAGATTTCTGTAGGGGAAGGGGCTACGCCTGAAGGTTTACAGAGACAAGAAAGTTTAGGCATAGGTACAACACCTTATGATATGGTCTTGGCTTATGGTAGCCTTGCAGCACCTGATAAACCTATAACACAAATGACTCTTCAAGAAGTCTTTAACTTTCAAAAAGAACTTATTAAAGCATCTAAAGGTAAGATTAGTGGAACTAAGTTAGGCTCTAGTGCGGTTGGTAAATATCAATTACTTAAAAGTCAATTATTTGGACCTAAAGGTACACCAGCAAAACCCCAAAAGAATTACTGGGCAGACAAACTTAACCTTACTCCAGATATGATTTTTACCCCAGCTTTACAGGAAAAAATTGGAAGACAGGCTTTAAAAGAAACAGGCTATAATAATTACTTAAAGGGTAAAAAATCACAAAAGGCTTTACTAGATCGTATGTCAGATATATGGGTATCCATAGAAGGAAGTACATCTGGTCAGCCAATAAAAACAAGTCAATCTGAATTGGCCTCCATACTAGATACAGTTCAGCCTGACTATATGAACTTAGGAACACGTTGATGTTTGGACTCCCACTAGAACTAATAACAATGCTTGGCTCCACCGTACTAGGTGGGGTGATGTCCATATGGGGACAGAGCATGAAGATGAAACAGGAGCAGAATAAGATGCTCATGGAACGTGCCAACGCTAATGCAAGCTTTGCAGCAGAGGCACGTAACGCTGGAAAGAACGACAAACACTTTGCATGGACGAGAAGACTTATTGCATTATCTGCAGTCTTTGCTATAATAGTGTTGCCGAAGTTGGTTGCTGTGTTCTATCCAGAGGTAGGTGTATACGTAGGTTACACTGAGATACAGGTAGGCTTCCTTGACTTTATCTTCGGACCAGGCGAAGAGGTTATTAAATGGAAGTATGCACAAGGATTTGTAATAACACCACTAGACACGCACATAGTATCTGCTATAGTAGGCTTATACTTTGGCGCAGGATTTACTAAATAGGAAAAGATTATGGCAGCAGGACGCTTTGATAGACCAATACCAGGAATGTCTATGACTTCACCGTTAGGCAAGTACCCCTATGAACAACCCCCAGAAATGGTGGAAGTTGAAGAGGTATTTCAGTACTACATAGAAAGAATAACAGATGAAGATGCCATAGATGATATTGCTATGGTGTGTGAAATGGGTGTGCCACTCAAGCCCATCGTACAGTCTATGCTAACAGCTAATCAGATGGAGGGTAAACACTCTATAGATGTAAGTCTTATCATAGGACCATACCTACATGTCGTTTTAAAAAATGCAATCAAGGCACAGACAGGCTTAGATGTAAAAGATGATGATCGTGACTATCAGAAAGAAGTAGATGAAAGAGAGATGCAAAAGTTTAAAGCTCTTACTATGAAGTACATATCTGATATTGATAAACAAGGTGACCCAGGAGTAGAACTATTGAAAGATATAGTAGAGCCTGAATCAACAGAAGAACCAGTAGAAGAAAAGCCTATGGGCTTAATGGCAAAGGGTTAGTATAATGGCATTTGATTTAAAAGCATTTACAGGACAGCTTGCAAGCGGATTAGCTTCTGATATACGTCAGAGAAGAATTGATGCTAGAGAGTTTGAAGAAGAGCAGGAAGAGTTAGCTGAACGTAATATTCCTAAAGTATCGAAACAAAAGATGTTAGCAAATCAAGCTGCACAACTAGGGCAGAGAGCTAGGGCTTTGGGTGCTACTGATGCACAGATACAGAATGCACTGAACTCTGGCATGAATGGTATAGCAGATTTCTACAACAAGCTACAAAAAACTGTAGAGTCAAAAGGCGTAAAGACTTTAGGTAAGGCTGACATAGATGCTATTGTAAATATGCCAAGCATACCTGATGTAGACTTTGAGTTTGCTGATGGTGAATTAGCTGAACAGACACGACAGCTTTATGGTTTCTCTAAGCCAAAGATGGAAAGAGGTGAGACTGATACTAGTGTATTTAAAACACTGTTTGGGTTTGATGCAAAGGATCGTGCAAAAGAAAGACTACGTAACAGACAGTTGTTTGAGGGTATGACTATTGCTGAAATAAATGCTGCAGCTAGACAGGGTGAGTATGAGTCCCTCTTTCCTAATTCCACCATGACATTCACTGATGTTAACTTCTTTGGTAAGAAAGACTTGAGAACTTTTACTAGAGATATAAACTCTGCTATGAAAGCAGCCGTTACAGATCCTAGTAACAAACTTGCTATTGAACAGGCTGGAATAATTGAAGCTAGTAAGTACGATTTCGTTAATGAAGATTCACAAAACTTTATGTCCATAGAGAAAAAAGACGAGATTGTAAGTAACGCAGAAAATGAAAAAACTACCCTACTTAAACAAGAAGCTGCAAAACTTATAATACAAAATGCACTAGATACTTACCACCTTCCAGACTTACTAAGTAACGAAGCATTTAAGAGAATGGTTGAGACTACTATGGGTACAACTTACTTGAATGAGATACTAGCAGAAGGTGAAGCAATAGAAGCAAATGAACCAGATCCAATACCATATGATGAAGAAGAATTTGCTGAAGAAGATGCAGGAAATATAGAAGAGTTACTAACAGCACCAGAAGGAGGAACAGACGATAGCGAACAACCACCAAGCCCAGAAGGTAACCAAGAAGAAACTACCGAAGAGGAAGCGCCCAATACAGAAGATCAAAAAGCAGCGTTATCTGCAAAAACTTTTCCTAAAAGACCGTCTAGCCTAAGTGCTAATAGGGTAGGATGGGATAGAGACTATAAAGGAAAAGTAAATCCTGACACAGGTAAAGTAATCATTGCACCTCCAAGACCTCCTGAAGGGGGAGAGAAAAGTAAAACGTTAATAACAAGAGGTAGAATCTTAGACAACCCCATAGGGTCTAAGAAAGTTACCGAGGCTGAATACTGGGATGCAACATATGGTGGCACACACGATCCTTCAACTGGACTACCTTTTGGATATGAAACATTATTAGAGGACTAATATGGCCGACTATTACGAACTATTAAAGAAAGACCAAGAGAGGTTTGGCGATTCCTCCTCACCTATTAATGTGGTAGAAGAAGAGGATGATGAAATCCTTGACTCTGGAGCTACCCTAAAGAAGGATGACTTGAAAAAGGGTAGAAACCTAAACGACATACGCACCTATATGATAGGGCGTAAGGGTGTAGACTATAAGACGATGGATGCAGATCAAGCTGTTGATGATTATGTAGAACACCTGCGCTTCTTCAATGCTAACACTGTTTCTACTGCAGGTGAGGTACGCTATATTAATAAGGCAACCCCAGAACAAAAAGAGGCAGCTAGAAGAGCATATGAACTATACGATAGGCTAGGTAATGTATTTGTAAATGATGGCGTTGCAGGTGCAGTAGATGGTGTCAAGGATTATATCTTTGCTGCAGCTACAGATCCTACTAACTACATAGGTGTAGCTACTGGTGGTATAGCACGTGCTTTGGCAGGTGGTTCAAGATTGTTTGGTAAAAAAGTTATTGCTGACTCTGTACGTAGAGTTCGTATGGAAGCTATAGCTAGTGGCGCTAACAAAGAAGCTGCAAATAAAGCTGCTGAAAAGGCAGGTAAAGAGGCAATCAAGAGAGCAGTAGCTGCTGGTGTAGGTAAAAGAAAAGCTGCTAAGGTAGGAGAGCAAGTAAAGGATCGTGTCTATAGAGATGGACGTAGAGCGTTGGTCAAGCAAGCTATGGACGAAGAGCAGCAAAGCTTACTTGATAGAGCTAGTGGCAAAGCTCTCAAGGCTACCCTTGGTATAGATGCTGGAGCAGCAATGCTTCAGGATGTTATGGTGCAAAGTGCTGAGATGGAAGTTGGCGCACAAGAGAAGTACAGTGCTATGCAGACAGGGTTATCTGCTTTACTTGGTGGCGTAGCAGCAGGAGCGCAGTTAGGCTTTGGACAATTCAAGGGTGCATCAGGACTAGCTGATGAAAGTGATCCTATTGAGCGTGTATCAAGGATCGCAGTAGAAGAGATGTCTCCTATATTCAAAAAGAAAGATATGAAAACTGTATCTGCTGCCATGAAGAAAGAGATAAAAAATTGGAATAGAAAAGTAGAGGATGGTCAGGATGCTACAACTTCAACCATGCCAGCCGACTTAATCAAACATATAATGCTAGGCGAAGATAACAGGGGAGGACTAGCTAAGATATTCAAAGACAAAAAGATGCGTCTATCTCGTAAGAAAACAGTATCAGATGTGATGACTAACGTTGCTACGTTTTTACCAGACAAAGAGCTTGGTGAAATAAATAAACTTATGAGACAACATACAGGTCTTAGCATAGGGGAGACTGCAACAGACGGTACACAGTTAGGAAATTTCTTAGCTAAAGATATAAGTGCTGCTGGTCAGACCTTGAATGTAATGAGCCAAGTGCGTAGACAGCTAGATTCCAGTATAGTTGCTGCTAGTGAAAGACTTACAAAGACACTAGATGAAGTAAACACTAAAGAAGAAATGGGTGTTGAACTTAAGAGAGCCAAGAAAGCAGAAGGGCTAAGGTATGGTCAGTCTGTATGGAAACGTTTGCTTGTGTCCTCCCCTGCTACAACAGCAGTTAACGTTGCAGGTTTTGGTCAGTACTACATAGGTCAAACTGTTGCTGACCTGTTTAACTTTACAGGACTAATGACAAAAGGATTGGGTCAACTATCTCTAGGTAGAACAGCAGGAGCTACAGAAACATTTAAACGTGCAAGAGCTTTGACTGCTATACAAGCACAGAAGTTGAGAAACTTTGCAGATCCCTATACTACCCATGATACCTACATGAAGCTACTAGATGAACACCAAGATGCACGTAAGCTTCTCTTTGAAACTGTCTCTGGTGGCATAGACATAAAAGCTGATAGGTATGGTATAGACCCGAAGAACAAACTATATAGAAACATAGAAGCTGGTGCTAATGCTGCTGCTGATGCTTCAGGTGTACGTGTACAGGATAGCTTTACCAAGTCTCAGATGTTTATAACAGAGATAGATAAATATTTACGTATCTCTAAAGATGTTACCCTGAAAGAAGCGTTGATGTCTGAAGAAGATCTTATAGATGATAACGTAATGCAAGCTGCACTAGATGCAACTCTCAAGTCAGTGTACTCAAAAGACTACACATCAAAGGATCAACCACAGTTACTAAGATCTACAGCTAAGTTAGTTGAGACAGTATCAAACACACCTGGCATAGGTACTATACTACCCTTCGGTAGGTTTATGAATAATGTGGTTGCCACATCTTATCAGTGGTCTATCTTTGCATCCCCTGATTATGCGGTTAATGTTCTTAGGCGTATGATGAAAGGTGAAAAGGCATCCTTACAAGAGGGTGAGGCATTAGCTCGTATGCTTGTAGGAACTACTGGTGCTATCATGGCTATGGAGTATGACAAGTCTAGACAGGAAAAGAAACTAGGTGTGTATGAAGTTGAAGGACCAGGTGGTGCTATCATTGATGCTAAGAATACATTTCCATTCTCTATATTCCTTGCTGTAGGCAGGGTATTAAACATAAGACAACAAGGACAGGAAGTACCTAAAGAGTTGATACAAGAGATAGGTACTCAGCTTGCTATTGGTCAGGTATCACGTGACTTCCAGTTTGCTAACGACTTGAACCATGTACTAGACGTTGTAATAAATCAAGAGGAATCTACCAGAGGTGATGGTATACATGCTTTCGCTAAGGCTGGAGGTAATCTACTTGCTGGTGTGACTAGACCACTGGATGCTATCAATAAGATAACAGGCTTCGCTATGGGTACAGACACAGCCAAAGATGTAAGACAGGCTGAAGGTCTTAATGTATTCACACAGAGCGCAACTAAATATGTAGATAATATATTTGAAATACTTTCTGATAGAACAGAGGCTGTGACTGGTGAGGAACTAAGAGTAGCAAGCAGAGAAGGTGAAGTGTATGACGCTAACCCTTCTGCCAGGATATACGGACTCACAGTTAAACCCTCTCGTACAGCTACAGAGATAGCCTACTCCATGTCTGAAATGTTTCCTTGGACAGCCAGTGAGCGCACAAAAGTACCTGCATATGACAAGATCTATAATACTATTATTGCCCCAATGCTAGAAAAGCAAACAGACTTTCTAATAAGAACTGAAGAGTTTAATGAAGCAACTCTTACAGGCAAAAGAAGAATGTTGAAAGATGTTGTAGCTACAACAAAAGCTAAACTAAGAACAGAAATGGAAAAAGGTTACTTAGGAGCAGACAGTAAAAGACTTCGCATGGCAGCTAAAGCAATGGCAGTTGAAAAGCCAATAAGAAAAGAAGCTCTTAGTATAATGAAAGAGCAATACGGGGTAGACGCAGACATTAGAGACTTTAGTATTGCAGAGTCTGATACATTCATGGATATAGTTGATCATCTTAAAGAAATGTATGATGTGTTAGATTAGGTAGAGTAACACACTAAAAGAAGGGGCCGCTTGATGCGGCCCTTTTTATTTCCAGTATAACAATAAGAATGTATCACAAGTATTACAACTAAAGTTACTAACTATGTAATCATCCTCTCCATCGTGGTCACCACCTTGTATCATCTCAGTGTCACACTTAGGACATATTATCTTTCCTTTACGTTTAGCCTCCATGTATTCTTTAGCCTCACGCTCTAGGTCCATCAAGCTGCCTTTTCTAAATTTACAGATATTTTATTTAGTATATCTTTAGCCTGTTCTATGCTAATCTTAAACCATTCACCTCTTTGTTCTTCAGCTATCTTAGCTGCTGCTTTATGTGCTTGTCCTTCTGATACACGTCTATTGTTGGATACAACCGTATGCTCTAGTGAGTAGTCTCTGAAAGGACTGCTAGTCTGATAGCCATTACACCTATCGTCAGCATCTATAGCCATGCCTATCTTAACCCAGCCAGGCCAAGCAGGATTAGTTATGGCATACACGTAACCCTCTTTAATAGAGTCTAACTTATACGTACCATCAAAGGCTGCATCCTCAAAAGTTTTGTATTTCCCAGGCTTGTATAGTGGGTGTCTTTTTGAGATGTACTTACCATTTACGAACATCCTTTGCTTATTGAAATTCTCAGCATAGCCACGCTGTTCTTTTTTATAACAAGTTTCACATTTAAATTCACCTTTGCTTTGACGATGCCTAGCCCAATTAACATCAGGAACTAGTTCTACATCACAGGCTATGCAATGTTTAATCTTTTTGTGTCTCTGAGTAACATAATTTGCAGGTCGTGCCATTCTATACCTCCTGTGGTATTTGAGTACACCATACCCAGTAGTCTGCTTCCCACATAGCCTTGGGTCTAGTAGCCTCTAGATAATCACTACGTTCAGTTGCAGCTTCATTGCACTGCTCTCTACTTTCGTATAAGATATTGTCACTCATAATCATTGGCTCTTCATTGAATATAAAGAGTGCTACTAAAACCCAAGCCATATACTATTCCTTTGCTTCTGTGTAGTGATCTACTTTGTCTGACACCCAAGGTGTAATCTTTCCTGCAATATCTGGTATTACTAAGAAAGCGATTAGTGCTGCTATTATTGCGTCCATATTTGACTCCTATGTTATATCGACTACTTCACACACGTCACCAGAGCAAGCAAATGTTTGACTCGACTTCGTGTTATCTTCTTGTTCATACTCTGAAAGCTTAGTCCAGTCAAGCTTTTCTGGCATACATGATAGTAAATATTCATAGTCATGCTTACCACAATCTTGATAGGGTGCTTGCTGATAGGTATGGTCTGAGTGTGGTAGAAAAGATACACCTGACATTTCATCAAAGTGTTTATAGACAAAGGCTCCTACCTCAAGCCATTCATCATCACGCACTGATATTGTAACCGAGGGCTTATGCTCACACCAATGGCGTTGGTAAGTGAGCCAAGTCTCTAGCTGTTCAATAGCAGTCATGTCGTTGCGTGTTATAGCATTCTCTGGTGATTTAACAGGGAAGCTGAACACAGTTGTAGTATCGCCCTTGAATACACAAGGCTCGTTAGGAACCTTCTGATCAATCATAAACTGTGTGAGGGGATCTTTATTATCACCTCGTACAGTACGGATATAATATGGAGAGTGACGAGCATGTATACCACTGGCACTGTCAACGAGTTGTGAGACAGTACCCGAAGGCTTGACGCAGGTAATAGCAACAGACTGAGGTATATCAAGCAACTCAGCGTATTCAAGATTAGTAGCCACTGCGACATTTCGTAGGTCATCTAGTACTCCTGCAAGTTTGTTATTAACTGTAGTCATTAATGGGTTGTCCATAATACCTGTTAGAGACACACCAAGCAGACGTTCTTCTTCCGTATTACGTTGCCACACTTTCCGCAAGTAAGGAAACTTTGTGTACGAGCTTTGGATTGTCCCAAGTATTGTGGCGAGTTTGACCTTACGCTCCAAGTCTTTAACCGAATCAGTGGCACGAACAACAACTTCCGTAAGATTACAGAACTGGTAGGGTCTAAGTATGATTTCGCTACACGGATTAGTCCCGAACTGCCAGTCAGGATCACGCCTACCATACTTCGCAGCTTGTGCTTTACTTGCTTCACGATTGAATATACCTCTCTCTCCTGATTTACTTTCTACCAACGCAGTCCACTCACGCATGAATGTTTCTATGTCGGGCTTCTCTGTGTAGGACACACTGTTGTTAGCCAATGCTCTATGCGGTGCTGTTTCCCACCACTGTCCTGACTTAGCGTGACGCATACGATCATCACTCAGGTTAGACAAAGAGATCATAGCACTACGTCTGACACCACCCACTACAACTATCTGTCCAATGAAGCACATCAAGTCGTGGCATTCCATAGAGGTAAGCTTACGGAACTGTGCTAACTTGAATGTTGTAACTGTGAAGTTAAACAACTCAACAAGAGGTGCAGGACCACTAGCCCTACCGCCAAACGTTTTAAGTCTAGCACCTGCAGGACGTATACGTGACACGTCCCACTTAGGTATCTCACCTGCCCACAGTAATGCTAGTAGTTGTCTGTATGCTTTAGCCCAACCTTCTTTGCTATCCTTGACAACAATCATAGTCTCACTCTCAAACAACTCAGGTACTTCTGGTAGCTGCTGTATAAACTGACGCTCAACACTGAAGCCCACACCTGTACCACAAAGCAAGATGAACATAGCTTCATCGAAAGACTTAGGGTCATCCACTGGTAGGTAGCTACAGTTATACCCTGCTGTGTTATCTCTTTCCAACGCAGCACCACTAGTCATCATGGCTCTCATGCTTGGCATCACATCTAAGCTAAGTATAGCTTGTTCTATTTGATTAACCCATGAGTCGTTGCCTAGCTTGGGACGCACCACGTTATCAACGTAGCGTCCTACTGTCTCAGCCCATGACTCACGGCCCTTGCCATCTATGTACTTAGCATAGCGTGACTGGTGTATAAAACTCTGATAGTCTGTCGGTAGTAAGTTACTCATTTAATCCTCCGTTGTTCCAAGGGTAGCATGGAACTATGCTTTGTTTACAATACTTCTTGTTGTCCACCAGTAACACTGGCAATACTACTATTACGAATATACAAAATAAGACGGGCCATATCAAGCCCTTGGTAGTACAATAGTTCATTTATAATCCCTCGTAAAAACCCATATAGCCCCTACAATTATACAGAACAATAAAATCATAGCTTTATAAATCTCTGTCATAGATGGATCAATCATCTGTTGTCTCCACTTCCTTGTATAGTTCCTCTCTCCTGTCTACTCTTCAGCTTAGACAAGTTCTTCAATGCCACCTCTGCCATGTCTATCTCTAGGTCACGACACAGTGCAGCAATATACCACAGCACATCACCAATCTCTGCAGCTATAGCATCTTTGTTGAACGTACCATCACGCAACATCTTCTTGACCTTTCCCTGTACCTCACCTGCCTCATTACCCAAGCCCAACGCAGGGTAGATGATAGGGTCAGTATAGATAGCAGTCTTCACTGCTTCCTGTTGGTAGTACCCCATGTCCATGATAGGTGATTGCATATCTGCAAAGTGGTCTATGTCTTCCTTTGTTATCATTGTCTCTCCTTAACCATTAAATTATGTATTCTAATATCATCTACATCATGCATGAGATTACTTACTAAGTCATGCACATCTTCTACGTGTCCTTCTTCGTGAGCAGATAAAAAGTTATTTTCTTCATCTACCTCCATCATGTACGTAACACTAAACTTACGTTTCATTTGTGCTTCTCTTTGTATACTTCAATAAGTTTATTCAAATACCATTGTGCCTTTTGTAAATCTTCTAAGCCACCCTTGTAGTCATACCTCCATACGTACTTCAGTATGTTGCCCTGCAGGTAGCCCTCTTTGTTGTGGTTAGTTGCAGCCATGATAGCATCAATGCATTCTACTCCACCCTTGTTGTAATGCGGTGGGCTGTTCACTAAGTCTTCTTGCATGTTATCCCAATCCTTGAACAATTCTTCTACATCAAAATCTAAATCAAACTCTTCTTCTAAATCTTTACTCATGCTTCACCTAATGTCTTTGTCCATTTAGTTAACTTGATTACGTTACCGTCTGTGGTATAATCCATTTCTTTGTCTACTTCAAGTTCTGATTCAGCATAAGCTTTAGGAAACATTTCTTTTAGTAGTTCATGTCTGGAGTCTTCAAAGTAATCAAACAGTTCTGGGAACTGCTCTAACACATTTATACATGAAGCCATTGTTAAAGCCAAGTCCATAGCTGCCCTTGTAGCTAGAGGGTGACTAGCATTACCAAAGACTAAACCTGTCTTAAGTTCACCACTCCAGTCACCATCTTCTCCTATGTCAGGCTTTATGATTATAGCAACTTCATCGTCTTCTATTTCGTGACCCATTAGGATCTCCTTTTAACTGTGACACGCTGATGTTTCATCCGCTTGCCTTTTTCTAGTAGCCACCCTTCAGGTATAACACGATGCGCCCACTTGAAGTTCTTCTGTTCACACCAATCACAGTACCTAGACTTAGCTCCTTTGTACAACCTGGATCTGGCATTGCTAAATACGAATCTTATATCTAACTTAGGATGCTGTCTCTGTATCTCAAGATGTTTTTTTCTATCTGCAGAACTAAATATTCCTTTTGTTTCTATTATGATACCGTTGTCTAACTCAAAGTCTGGTGTGTATGTACGATAGCGTAAGTCTTCCCACTCTATCTTTATCTTCTCATACTCTACCGTCCTCTGTCTAGTCTTGAGGAAAGCAGCAGCCTCTTCTTCAAGGCCACTACGGTATAACCTTTTATTATGTTTCCTCTTCGTCACTGCCAATTAACTTCTTCAACAATATTAACTTACGATCATTTAATAATGAACTAATGTACAAAGATCTTTCAACTTCTCTTTGCAAGTTTAATACTTCAGAGTATACTTGAACTTGCTCTTCAGTAAAATCATCTGTCTGTAGTTCTACTTCTTTATCTTCTACCTTAACTGTAATTTTAGCCACTGCTATCTCCTATAAATATGTAATCTACTTCTGGTTTAATCTTAGCTTTAGATACCTTTGAAGGTAATGTCTTTAAATTGTCCCAACATTTATATTTAAAGTTGCACCATTTGCAACCAGTATCCAAAACTAAATTGCCAGATGGCTTGTTTCTATATGTCTCAGGCACAGGCTTAAAGCATCTTTCAAACGGCTCATCTTTCTCTATATAATTTACCGTTTCTTGGATGTCCTGAATCACCTTCTCAGAGTCAACCTCCTCGGCACTGACATACTTAAACTCACCGTTGCCTTTATTGACCACCCACCAACCGCCTACTTCTTTTCCTGCGGCCTTAGAATAGCCCACTAATTGTGGTATGTAACCGAAGCCATCACCCTTCTGTAAAGACTCAAAGCTATCGAACTTGTTATTGTATGACCAAGGTGATGCAGACTTTACATCATCTATCTTGCCATCCATTTCCATGTCGTACTCACCGTTGATCTCCTGTCCATCAGGTAGCTTGAGCGTGACATTATCGTTGTCTTTGAACTCAGCACCTGCTGCACGTAGTAGTCCTTTGAACACAGCCTCAACAATATCACCAAGGATCATGTTCATCAGGAAGTGTGGAGGTAGTGGTATCTTATCTTCAGGATCATTCTTCTCAAACCACAACTGGCACTTAGGTCTGCCTATGTTAGACATACGTAGCTTGAACTCTTCCCGTGGTGGAGAGTTAAACTGTTTGTCCATAGCAGCCTTGACATCGGAGGCAACCTGAGTGGCTACCTCCTCTGTCATAGTAGCTTCACCCTTCATGGCCTTTTGCAAATAGCTGAAGACCTGTAGTTCAGCAGGGTGGTTCATTAGTCAGCTACCTCCACGAAGTCATTATTAAGTATCTCACCGACAAGTTCTGCGTCTTCATCAGCATGAGCTTTGGCACGTTCATGGTGCAGATCTAGGATCTTACCATTGTTATACTCAATAAGTTCTAGGAAGTCTTTGAGTGTGTCGTTGTCTGTATTGCTAATCTCACAAGGCACACCTAGTTTAGCACTTAACTTACCAAACTTAGCACCACTGGCTACTGTTCCAGTGACACCTTCGAGTTCTATTGTAGACATGATTGGTAGTAAGTTTTTCTTTTTAAGGTGTGACATTACACCAGTAATACTTTTCTTACTATCATTGTTCTTTATGTCCATAACAAAAGGTAAATCAATTACATCATCTACAGTATTACCCTGTTCATTTATAGGGTTCTTCATTGTAACTGTACCATACATAATATTAACAAGCTTCACTGAACGTATAACCTGTTTAGTTTCTTCAGGCAAAGAATCAAAGTCTTCAATGTAACCTGCAGGTCTACCCAAGTTTAAGCCACCAATGCTATCTTTTAAATCGCCATTGGTATTGTTAGCCATGACAGACTTTTCCATTTCTTCTGTCTCACTATTCCAACGTTGAAACTGTCTGCGTTGTACAAACACACGTACTGTAGCAGTCTCGCTATATACTGTTTTATCTCCAGTATCTAACTTGAATGAACCGATAGGTACTACCTCAGTCTTTATCATTTTACCATTGAGTTCTACTTCACCCATGATAGGTTGCATTTGTTGTAGCGATAGACGTGCAATCGTAGGCATCAATGTACCCTCAGAAGTTGAGGATGATACACCCATTAGTTCAGCCATTGATTGACCACGTTCATTTGCTATTGATAGTTCTGTACTCATTCTATATCCTTTTTATAGAGTCAAAGATTTCTTAGTTATACACTATATATCAACTGTGTCAAGCCAATTCTTTCCTATTTTTGCTTCTAATAGCATAGGCACATTCATTTCAATTCCGTATGTCTCCTCTATTATTTTGTTTAAGTCTTGGTTCATAGTCCACACCATAGATAACACTAAGTCTTTCTCGTCTGGATGGACATCAACCACCATAGAATCGTGTACAGTATTAACTAAACACGACTTCATGTGTCGTAAACGTTCATGCATTTCATTCAGTACCACTGGCACTACATCACCAGTAGCAAAGCCTTGCACTGGATAGTTCTTTATCATAGTGAAGTGAGTAGGTACACCACTTTCTCTTCTTACTACATCAGGGAAAGCATACTGTCTGCCTGATACGTTTGTTATCTTGAGAAAGCGTAGTGCTTCGTCAGCTAGATTACTATGCCATCTGGCTATGCCTCTGTACTTTTGGGTGAAGTGGGTGTAGTAGGTAGCCTCAGCTTTTGTGCGTCCGTAACCGCTTGCTCCAAAGAGTGGTGCAAACGTGTGTTCCTTAGCTTCTTGACGTGTTGTTGGTTGTCCTGCATCAGTAATAACTTTTGCTGTGTAAGCATGTACATCGAAACCATCTGCAATTTCTTGTATCGCTGTGTCATCCTGTGCCAAGAACGCTGCTGTCCTAAATTCGAGTTGTGCAAAGTCGGCCTCCATAATTAATCCGTTGTCAAATCTTGATACAAATACTTTCTTTACTGGGAATGTTCCCCCTCTAGGCATGTTCTGCATGTTTGGATTTCTTCCACTGAAACGTCCAGTGGCTGTAATATGCTGAGTAAGTCCAACGTGCAGGAAGGAGCTTGCCTTAGTGTAGCTCCGTATTCCGTTGACAAAAGCAGATAGATAGCTGCTGATAGCGTTATGACGTTTAAGATCAGAAAGGAAATCAGAAGCTTCGTCCATTCTATTTTGTTTAGCAGTTGAAGAAAGTACATCTAGCTCATCCTTTCCTGTGTTAAATCCATTAGCACTGACCCACTTCTTGTTTGGTGCAGTAAAGCGTAGCCCTGCTATTTGTTTAGTGTCTTTTAGTTTGTAACCTTTCGCATTACAATCTTTGCATTTATTAGGTCTTGCAAACTTTGTTCCATCTTTCTTAAGTTTATATACTTTACCTTGCCCCTCGCAACTAGGGCAGGTGTATGCCGAAGTCCTGTAGATCGGGGACGAGTTGGCAGCAACGGCATCCTTAAACTCTTCTTGTGTCGATGTGAACTCGAAGAGATCAGCCCATTCCTTTTTGTCGTGTACCCTTCTGGAAAATAAGACTTGCGATTTCTGTTCAGGTGAACGCAGGTTAATCGGAGTGTCGCCCATAACTTCCCTGACTTTCTTTTGTAGTCTTGTTTCAATCTCCGCTTTCTCATTCTCATACTCCTTTGCTACTCGTTCCAACTCTTGAAGATCGACTTTGAATCCTGCCATATAGATTTCGGTAAGGGTTTTGCAGGTATTGAAGGTAACTCTTTTGACTGTACTAAGGGACGCTGCTTCGGGAAGTGAAAAGTCTCGCTCTTGGGCATGGAACAACTCGCAAGTAGTAAGCAAGTCATGCTCAAGATAAAAGCAGAGTTCTTCCAATGGTATCTCGTTTGTGTTCTTACCTTCTTTGAAATACTTTTTAAGTGTATCATCCTTCTGTACCTTTAGTTGTCTACGTTCTGCACAAGCCTGGAGGCTCAGTCCATTCCTTTGTCCACGATCTAGTATATACTCAGCAAGCATGGTGTCATAGATAGCACCGTCATACTTGAAGCCACACTCCCACAGCCACATCAAGTCGTGCTGTGCGTTATGCATAATCAGTAGCTTGGTATTGTCCAGTGTCCACTGTATGTCTAGTCTTTGAAAACCTGTGAAGTCAGTAGCTTCATTGTGATCCAGTGTCTTGATAGTAAGCGTAGCTTTAGGATCATCTGCATCAAGCATACCAACCTGTACCAAATGATTGGTAGCCTCAAAGGGGTCCATGTGTGCCTTGCCATCACGATGTGTGACGGTGTTCTCTACATCTAATACCAACCTCATGAAGAGTACAACGATCTTGGACCGTCAAGCTGACAGGTTATCTTACCTTGGTAGCCATTCAGTTTATTCTTTGCAATGTTTAAGTATCTTAAAGGGTCTTCATCCTCTCCTTCTACTTGCTGTGTCTTACCTATCAGTATCATTAGATCAGCCTCTGCTGCCTTGCCTGTCTTGCTGCCCTCCATCATAGCTTGGTTCAGGTCTGACCTACCCTCTGCTTCTGCTGATAGCTGAGACATCCACACCACAGCACAGTCATACTGCTTGGCTATGTTACGTGCATGGATAGCAGCAGCCTTGAGAGTTATGTCTGATCGTTCTGATCTGATGTCTGCAAACTTGTCACCCATGTCTAGTATAACTATATCAGGCTTCTCAAACTTAACGACTGACTCAACCCAGTCCATACCCTTACCAGTGCTATCCTTAAACTGTATGTTCTTATTGATTGAGTTGTATCTCTTGGCAGCTAATGCTTTGTTAATGTGTACCTCTTTGATAGTCATAAGAGTTGATGCACTTATGTATCGTGCAGCCACACGTGTATAGGCTTCTTCGTTACACAGTACAATACACTTAGCTCCTTGGTGTGCAAAGCCATCTGCACCTGCTACTATAGAAGCATGGAAGCTAGTCTTTCCAGTATTAGGACGAGCGCCAACCAAGATAAGATGACCACCACTGATACCCTCCACCCTACGAGCCAAACTGGATATATTAAATGTCCATTTCGATTCAAGTGACGTTGCATCAAGGACAGTATCAAGACTATGATCATCCCACTCGACACGAAGATTTGGAGTAAAGTCATCTTTGTATTCCTCTAATAGTTTACGTAATGGTTCGAGGCTACTCTCTGCACCGTTCACAAAGTCAAAGCCTAAGTTAGCTACAAGGTCACCGACATGCTGCTGAAACAACTGAGACAATGTGTCCTCTGCTATCTCACCTTTGATAGGTTCAGCTATTTCTATACGCTTGAACAAATCCTCATAGGCTGTGCGTGTAGCGGTGGTCATGCTTGCGTTGATTCGATTGAACACAGCATGTAAGTCAGACACAGACAGGTCACCATCATAGGCTTCCATTGCTGTATCAAGTGCTTGCTTTATCTTACGCACATCTTTAGTAAAGATTTTATCAGGACAACGTATCCCTTTGTGTTGATCGTAGAACTCTTTATTGAGTAGTGTCTTTAGTAGTGCCAGTTCCATCATCTTTGTTTATCTCCTCTCGTTCCATTGATCTTCTTCGTTCCTCGTCAGTGAAGCTTTTTACTATTGGTACAGATTTGTTTGTATCAAAGTCTACAATTATACCAGTGTTCCACTTGGCGCACTCCTCTTGTGCATCCTTTAAGTTGTCAAACAGTTTAGGCTTGGGGTAGTTCTCAAACACTGCACCCTCTGGTACATACATGATGTCACCGTCTACGTCAATCACTATTGCTAATCTCATTTACTAACTCCTTTAGTTTCTCCATATCTTCATACTCACGATACTTTATATCGTCAATCAAATTCATTGCTGTTGTCTTGCGTCCCGTCCACAACTCTATCTCTCTGCGATACTCTACTGTCTTGCCAATAGCGTCAGGATCAAGGGCAATGATTACTTTGTCATACTCTCCTATCTTCTCAAAGTGTTTAGGGTTCATGCTAGTACCCAGGATAGCCATAGCTGTGATGTATGGCAACTCTTGTGCAGCCACGACAGCAGACACAACGTCCTCAACTATCAGTAAAGTCTTGCCAATACCTATTGTGTAGTAGTCAGCTTCGCCTGTGTAGCGATACCACTTGGGGTTCTGCTTCTTGCCTACTGCCCTGCCTACAGCGTCAACGATCCTGCCATCATGCTTGATAGGAAAGACTACACGTTCATCCTTCACATCATACATGGTGTCACCTATTGCTATACCCCATCGTCTTACGTAGCGTTGGTGCTTGGTGTGTGATGCCTTTGGTGTCACCACATATTCAGGTATCTCCATAGTATCCTTCTCCTTATTTATACTTGTGTAAGCACGTTGTAGTTGTTGTTGTTCTCTGTATCTGTGTATCTCTGCTGCTGTCATGTCTGTACCATAGATACCACCCACTGTACAGCCTAACTTAAAACAGTTGTACTTTATGTCGCCAAGATTATTGGTAGCAGTGAAAGTGTTTCTACCTCTACACTCAGGGCAGTCACCTCTATGACGCTCACCTTCTTTGAGGCCAAGGTCATTGACAAACTGTTTGATGCTAGTCTTTCTTAGGTACACCATGCTTGTCTCCTCTCGCTGCTAGTGCCTTGCTTGCACCACTAAATGTGTTGACCATGTATGGCTTGACTGAGGCTATGTTCTTATGTCCAGTTACCTGCATGATACCTGCTAAGTCCTCTCCACCTTCCATCATCTCAGTCACTGCTGTCCTACGTAGATCCATAGCTGTAAGTTCTTTAGGTAGATTAGCTGCGTCTAGTATGTTATTGATATATAAAGATATTTCCTCTTTGTCGTATGGTGTGTATGCCCCTGCTCTAGGCTTGACTCTTGGTACTACGTACTCTTGGAAGCCAAAGTCTTCCTTCTGTTGACGCAGCATCGAACACAAACCCTCAGAGATAGGGAGGTGTACCTCTGCATTACGTTTGCTTTGCACTAGATCAATACGACAATCGTTTAACGTTAAACTATCCCATGTAAGTAAACGTATATCTCCTACACGTTGACCCCAATCGTATGCCATATGAACTATGAGTCCAATGCTGCGCCATCGAAAGTTGCTGTAAGCAGTGTCAAGAAAGAGTGACACTTGTTCACGAGTCCAGTGTACCCTGCGAGGTTCGGATACTTCAGTCTTTACTAAACTGATTGGATTGTGAATCATAACATCATGTCTCATGGCATGTTTCCACGCAGCGGAAAGGACACTGCGTCTGTAGTTGGCAGTGCGATTGCCAATCAACAGCCATTGATCATATGCTTGTGTGATGTGTCGAACCTTCAAGTTCTTACAGCGATAACCCCCAAGAGCCTTGCCTTCTACCTGTGTCAGTACAGTAGCTTGCAAGTGTGTCTCGTAGTCCTTTTGAGAGGAGGACGAAAGCCTACGAAACGCTTCTGAATGCAAGTAAAAGTCTACTATCTGTGTCAGTGTGGCTGACTGCTTGGGGATATTCTTTGTTACCATTTTCTCCTTACCTTCCAATAGCACCATGATCTACTACAATGCCCTTCGCCTAGCAATGTGTCTAATAGTCGCACCATGTTAGGCTTTTTATTTCTCTTCCAGTCCCAGTTTCTTGCGGAGAAAGTTTGATTTAGTCTTCCTCCTAGTAACACGTTTGTTAGTACGCTCAGTGCTGTCATCACTCTTAGTAGGTATGTTACCAACCCAGTGAGTGACATCATCGAAAGGCGTGTTAGGATTCTCACCATCCTCAGTCTCCTCTTGCATGTACTATCCACCTATAAATAAAGAATGCAAAGTACACAACGACTGTTGCTATTGGTAGTGAGTGCATTAAAAGTTCGGATACCATGTTATTCCTTTCTCTTCATCATCTTTTAGTTCTTTCAAGTACTCACCTTCTAGTAGTGCTTTCTCGAAGTCACCTTCCCATTCGTAGTCATCTTTCCTACGTTGTGTTTGTTTAATGAGTTGGTGTATAGGTAATACTTTAGCTTCAACTTTCATGTATTCTCTTCCTTAAAACAAACGTACAACCTTTGTACTCTATTAAGTTTTTATATTTCTCTAGCCCCAATTCTGCTAGTCTTTTTGTTTTGTATGGGTGGTATGCAAAACCAAACCCATTGCTATTATGTATCCATACTTCGTAATTCATTAGCATAATCCTTTCGTGCCATAAGTTTTACTCGATGCCCAACAAACGTCAAGCGGTTTTATTCTACCGTTAGGCAATGCCATGCCTGGGTATCGGTAGTGTGGGTTCTCTTTCAAGAACTGTCGTAGCTCTTCCACTTCCATCTTGCGTTGGACGTGCTGTAGCTGTTGGACACACGCTGCCCTACCTGTCCAGTGTTCATGCTTGGACATGCAATACTTGTGTATCTGATTAGGTTCTTCAACCATTGCTAGTAGTAGTTCTATCATTAGCTAACTCCAATCCTTTCCTTAGCATTTCTTTTGCATCCTCATACTGTCCTCTGCACATACAGTCGTGGCTCCATCGTATCCAAGACATTGCACTTTTGTTTGAGGTATCAATCTCTCCTGTGATAGTGCCTTGCTTATCGTTACTAGTATAGGAGCCAACCTGATTGAGGTTAAGGAACTTCAATAGGTTAGGCTTGTCAGTTGGTACATCGACAGTACTGTAAGTCTTGCCGCACATCTTACGTGCGTCAGCTTGTGTACCTGCCCATACACCCTCAGAGTTTTTGTATAGTTTCACGTTTCTTCCTCTCTTGATCAGTGATACAGTACACGCCTGTCACTGGGTTGTTGAATCCAACTTCAGCAATTACTTCTATTGCTATCTCCTCTACATTATTGTAGTTGGTAACCCATAGCACACATGCATCCTCTGTGTCAAACAGTTTATGATCTATGGTAAAAGGATTACCGTGTGTCAGTGCTACTAGTATTAGCCACTTCATAGTGCCACTCCTCTCCTATCTTGTCACGCCATTTGCCCTTGGTTGGGTGTATCTGTCTAGGCCAACTGTCCTTGTTCCTACCTGCATGTACCATTTCTTTAGCCCATGAGTAGGAGATACGATAATACCTAGACGCAGCAGCTACGCTGTCAAAGTCCTTGCCAAACAGTCGGCATCGTATCTGTTTCTGTTTGATAGTTGGTTCCCACTTGATGCGTTGATGTGGGTTAACGTTTTGTGGTTGCATTAGTATCTCTCCTCTAGTGTTGCACCATATACATTTACTTTGTACTTGTCTATCTTTCTGCCAGTCCAGTCGTTTAAGTGTTCATCTAACATTAGTACTTCATCACTGACTCCAAAGGTTTGCTTGGATGATACCTCTTTGAATAGTTCAACTACTATCTCTCGTATCATCTGCTTAGTTGTCTCATTGATGTGCATTAGCTTCCTCCCTTATGTCTATCAACCTTGATATGTCATCCATAGCATTAGACAAACTTTGTGTCAAATTTTTATTGTGTATCTGTGCTGCGTCTAGTTTGTCACGCATGTCACCCCAGTCCTGAATGACTGAGGCTATCCTATTATGTGCAGCATTAAGTTGTGCTTGTAAGTCTCTGATATTCTTACGATATATCTCTATCTCATCAGCCTGAGCAAGCAGTAGCTTTCTATTTTTCTCTGCTTCCATTTCATCAGGTAACATCTTTGTTCTCCCTATATTGCCAATGGTTAACGTGATAAGACATGTATTCCCAGTCCATACGATCTAGTGCATTGGCTAGTAGATCATGCGTAAAACCCTGCGTCACTATCATGTAAGGCTCACAGTGTTCCTTGACTAGCATCTCTATGTACGTGGGTGACAGGTCAACACCATCTGCTATACGTTCATCAAACATAGACTTGAATGATGCTATGCATATCTGTTCAATGTTCATTCCCATTCCTCCACGTTAAAGTCTACACTCTCGATGTAGTCACCATCGTATTCTTTCCAGTGCAGATTACCTGAGTTCTTTCGAGCAAGTTGTTCTGCTTCATCCTCATTATCTGCTAACACTTCTGCTACTCTAGTCACCATGTAGCTACGTGATACGTTCCAAAGTTTTTTCTCTGTCATCATGTCCTCCTATGGCCTTAGTATGTCATAGTTATATCCTGCGTCAAGTGCCATCCAAAAGTTTTCGTAGTGGTGTTGCCAATCTGCATCATATGTTCGTTCACCTACCTCTTGGTCAGCCAGTAGTGCAGCCCAATGATCAAGGCTGTCCTCATGGTCAAGGTTTAGTTCATCTTGTACTGCGTATTGATAGTCAATGTTCATTAGTCCATCCTTACTACTGAGTAATCACCATCAGCCGTTGGTATAGCTACGATACCATAGGGATATATGTATGCTAGTCTTTGTTGACCATCAACCTCTAGCTTGATAATAAAATAGGCTGATAGGTCATCGTCACCCTCGTATACGTAGCCACCAAAGACATCTACCGCACCTTTCATCTTATGGGGTGAAGTACCTGCACTCTTTTGATATTCGATAGTCATAAACTCTTGCAGAGTTAGCCCATCATCATCCCATTCATGTTGATCTATCCATATGGTGAACCAGTATATCAACAAAGAGTTTCCTTGTATTAATGCTGCCCAGGTTTCATCATCAAAGAAGTGGTCTGGGTTTTTAAACACTCTAGCTCTTGAGCTATCTTTTCCTATAAAGTCTTTCATCATTTGTTCCTAACTTGTTTGGCTAAGTCTAGCCTAGTCTCAAAGTATTCTAGTTCCTTGTCTTGGAAGTCAACAAGCCACCATCTTAAAAGTTCAGCAGCCTTGATGCTATCCACGTTGCGCTTATGGAATGACATTGTTAAGTAAGTCAAAGCTTCCTCGACTGCCATGCTTGTAGGCATACCCACTTCTAAGTTGAGCCTCTTTGACAAGGCTCTAACTTTCATATTGTTTTTTACATCAAAAGACATGGTGCTATCCTGCAAAGTGGCAAAGCTTGCGCTTGGTTGCGACTTGTTCAGTATACACTGTAGTCTTGCCAATGTGATAGGCATTCATGCAGTCACCCTTGGTAAACTTGATACCGTTAGACTGTAGCTTACGCCTACGCACGATACCTTTCTTGCCAAAGAAGTTGAAACGAAAACCTTTTGTTCCGTCATTGAGTGGTTTAGTTGCTAGTATTACAAACATGTTTATCTCCTCTCTGTTTGTAGTTGGGTTAATACTTCTATATGTTTTTCTGCTTCTGTAAGATCCTTATACAAAGTCTTAGCTTGCCCGTCAACAAATAATCTATACTTGTAGTCGCTGCCCTTTCGGATAGGTAAAGTTCTAACTTGATAGACTTTAGTTGATGTTATCCTTTTCTCTAATACAGTTTTCATATGTTGTTCTCTCGCTTCCATGTGGTCCAAGTAATAGCTTGCAATATGTGTGGCGCAATGTCAACTCTTTTAGCTGCACGTACATATACACGTTGCATCTCAATATATGTTTTCTTGCCCATATTGGTTTTACCAGATGTTAAACCCTGTACTTTACCCAGTGCAATGTTCAGGGCATGTCCGTCTATGGTGACTTCCTCTAGCCCTCGTATGTTAGAGTAAAATGATCGTATCTTTTGACCGTTCAACCTTGTTAGTATGTCGCTGTCACTGGTCAACTTGTCCTCTAGTATGCTCCAAGCCTTGAGTTTCATAGTGTTATAGCATGATACCTTGAAGTCATCTATCTCAAAGCCTGACTGCCAAGCACCACACATGCGCTCACAATCTGCTACGTTGCGTTCCCATTTATTATTTGGTGATAGTGCTGCCATAACTCCTATGACTGTATGTAAATGAACTCCAGTCTTTTTAGATATGGTATCTGCATATCTCTTAGCTCTATCGTACCACTCAACACCATTGGCAATATCGTCCGTTGTTGCCCTACGGTATACCTTCAGTATGTTTCTTACGTGTTGTGTCATTTGTTTGCTTTCTCTATAGCTTCTAGTTGCTCGTTAAACTTAGTCGCCATATAATTCCATGTCAAGAGCATTGCAATATTCATATCTGCTCCTCTCATTTGTGACTGCAATGCTTCCATGTCCTCTGGGATTGCTGCTAGTCCGTTGCGTTGCCATCTATCGTACATTAGTATGTCTCCATTTTCTTAGGTAAAAGCACTTCCTTATTATCATTAGTAAATAAGGTTAGCTCAATTTTGTGTCCCTCGTTATCAGTGACTAGCAAGGTTCTAGTGTGGAACTTGTCATTGTTCGGTCCCTTTGCATAGGTTTGCACTTCACTAATTTTAAACTCTACTATGTTGTGTAGTGTTTGTTTAATCATGTCTCTATCTCCTATATGATTATTAAGACACAGCAAAAACCCAGTGTCAAGACAAAGTCTAGGTTGGCCCAGAATAGTCGCTGCTGTGTCCAGTAATTATATAAAAAATCCAGAATATTAAAACATTAGGTTAGCTGCTTTTCACAGGTTATGAGTTAGTCAACTCTTGTACAGACTTAGTAGCACCTACGTTTATTGTCTGCTTGTCCTATCGACTGGGCTTGTAGTGTATTCTCACTTCCACGCCTATGAGCTATTGCTTTATATGTGTTTCACTTTCTATCGTATCGTTCAACCTTTTGTTTGTTGTATTTAGTCTTTCAGTTTATGTTTTGTTAGTCAAGTCTTTTGTTTTGTTAAGTGTCTTTCAGTATTTTACTAGGGCTTTTCACCGTAGCTGTCTAAAGGCTTCTGCAGTTAAAAGGATCAAGGCTTGTTAGCTACTCTTTTAAAAGTTATTCGCTTTTGATGTACTATTAAGGGCATACCCCAACATAGATTGCAAGCGTTATTTTTAAAAAAGTTAAAGTTTTTTGTCTAAATGTAGCTAAGTGTTTGTTTTTAAAGGAAACCTTTTTTGTATCTGGTCTATAATAAATCTTTAGGGGTGGGTGTGGTATTTTAGCAACACTATAGGGGTGTGGTATTTATGCATCCCTGTTGCAAAAATGCATCACTTTGTAGATTGTGGCATAAAAGACACACTTATTTAATATTTACTGAAGGACTATCAGTTATAAAAGCTAGTAATTACAAGTACTTAGTCAAAATAATAATGTAAAAAGTAAAAGGTTGCCTATCAAAGAGGGGTTGCGAGGGCCACTGGCCTACCCTCCGTTATACGTATATGTACAAATACACAGAAGGGGTTTTTTATAGCATGACAAAATGTCGCAGGAGAGCAAATATATGCTTGACACAGGGTGTTTTTTGTGTATAACTGCGGAGCAGGAGCAGGTAAGTATTACATTTTAGTTAAACACAATAAATAATAAACTAAATAAATGTTGGACATAGGTAAAGTTTTACTTGACAGTCATACTATCCTTATGTATACTTATTCTTAATAACACAATATAAAGTAATAAACAATAAGTGTTATACTAAGGTATGTGTAGTAATCTATGTGTTACTCTTCCTCCATGTCTCCCTCCTCCTACATGTAGTAACTACACATACCACCTTTTAAGGTAGGACTATGTATAAGAATAAATTAAGTATGTACTCTTCTGAGGATGTTATTGAAGAGTTTTACGATGCAATAGCAGACGGTGACAACAAAAGACTAAGACGTGTACACATTCCTAAGTCAGATGTATTCTATGTAAGGGAAGCATTGGAGGCTAGACTAGGACAGAGGTTCACACTGGACCATGTAGAGAGAGCTATGTACCTTGAGGGCTTCCTAGAGAAACATGAAGTATTAGACCCTAAAAGAAAACGTAAGGGTGTAGGATAAAAAGTGTTGACAAACCCTAAACTGTGCGTACAACTATGTGTACTAATGATAGTTACAGCTTGTCAAACTATAACATATACAGCATCGTGCAGGGTGGGAGATACTGCATGTCAGAGAAACCAGAATGCACAGACACTCGCACTTATTGGACATCCTAAAGCTGCTACGAAACTTATGTGTAGTGACAATACTATTGGTAGCCTTTTGCCACCCAGTGAATGCACAGGAGCAAACTGAACTAGATGATGGTATAACTAACAATACCACAACTACTACAGACAACGGCAACGACATAGATGGTGACTTCTCGAATAACTACGAAGACTCAACCGTAGATTCGAATAACCAGAGTGAGACTATAAACTACAACGGAGCAGGTTCATCCCCAGGTTCACAGCCTGTAATGTCCAGCATAGCTCCAACAGTGATGGGTGGGGGAGGTAACGACTCTTGCTTAATCCCAAAGACTAGAGGGTTACAATTAAATATAATTGGCCTGAGTCATGGTGAGATGCAGCAAGACCCTAATTGCAATCGCAGGAAGAATGCTAGATTGCTGGGGTTACCTCAACAGGTTGGTGGGTTAGGATTACAGGTGTCTGCCATATCAGTGATGTGCCAAGACCCTACAGTGTTCAGGAGTATGATGTTAGCTAATACTCCATGTCCAATAAACGATGCACGTACTGGCAAGTTGTTGATGGGCAGAAACGCTATAATGAAATACAGAGAGAACCCTGCTTTGTTTGTTGTAGGGTATGAGTTAGACAAAGAGTTTTGGAACACCTTGTTAAAGGTAGGAGAGGAATACAATGAAGAGTTTGTCAAAGACACTACTACTAAGCGCAGCCTTAGTGACCAGTTCAGGACTAGCAAACGCAGACCCAATAACGGACCCAGCACTAACGATGACGGGCCAGGAAAAGATAGACTACCTAATTGAGTCTTTGGGTGCTATAAAGAACAGGGTGACGGACAACGGATACAATACAGTAGGTGCTGTAGGTTATGCTGCGCTGGGCGGTGTTGTTGTAGATGACGCATTTGATGATGGACTTATTACCCAAACCGAACTAGATGCATACCTAGAGGCACACGATCTTGTAGTAAATCACGACTACGAGACTGCTACCACGGCACAGCAGTTGTTCACACAAGAATATACAGCAGCTATGAATGACTTGGATGAAGCGATAGATGTACTAGCTGATGCCTCAGCAGAAATACTAACTGCTACAGGTATCATGGAGATTGCTGCAACAGCAGATACATCACCAGAGCAGACTGCATTGCAAGGCATGATGGCTACAGACGAGTATAGCATAGACCAAGCGGAAGTTGACGCCTATAACCAAGCGGTAGCACAAGTAGAGAACTACGCACAACAAGCTGGTGCATTCATGGCTGCAGCTAACAATACAGAACTAACAGCTAGTATTGACAGCTACGCCACACAGAATAACTTTGTAGTTGGTAGCTACACAGCTATTACCTACACACAAAGCATAGATGAATTTGTAATCAACTGGGACACAGATGGGTTTGGTTCTGGTTGGCAAGGTTATCTAGAAGATGATATGAAGACTGCTGCAGACATTTATGCTGCTGGTGAGTATGTAGAAGAATACGGAACCATGCCAAACTAATGTCTATGGAGTTTAGCATAGGAGGTTTTAATGTCAAAGGCTGGATGGTTGCTGTGGCTCTGCCAGTTCTCTCTACAGTTTCTGGTGGTGTATACTTTGGTTATGATACTCTTAACAGGTTTTACGGTGTAGAGGGTGGCGTAGAAGAAGCACTAGGTAAGGCTGGAACCAACGCAAAGCAAATTTCAGAATTACAAAAAAGCTTGACTAAGTTAAGTAACGATACTGCAACAGATAGAACAGCGAATAAAACATTTGCGGCAAACCAGCTAACGACAGCAAAGACTGCTATAGCAAACGAGATACAAGACAAAACAAATAAACTAAACGAGCAAGTAGTAGAACTAGCAGAAGAACTAAAGCAGCAGATAGTAGAACTACAGGGAGAACTAAACAGTAGAGTACAAACCGTAGAGCAAGCTGTAGTAGATAACGATGTACGTGGACTCAATACTAAACTTGCACAGCTAACTACAAACATGCAACAGATACTACAGCAACAAAAAACTTTACTAGATCTAAGATCACAGGTTGACAAAGCTACTACAATAACAGATACTATAGGAGATAAGCTTGATGTTATTCAAACAGAAATTGACGACATTTGGAAAGCGTATGATAGCATGGTTGAAAACCCTCTATAAGAAAATCAGAGGCAAGTAATGGCTACACCAGCAAAGGGCAAAAAGTTTGCTAAGAAAGTAAAGAACCCTAAGACAGGGCGTACAATTAAAGTAAGCTACGGACAAGCAGGTAAAGCTAAAGACGGTGGCCCACGTATTAGAGCAGGTACAGCCAAAGGAGATTCGTACTGTGCAAGAAGTGCTGGTCAAATGAAGAAGCACCCAAAGGCAGCAGCTAATCCTAACAGCCCACTACGTCTATCTCGTAAGAAGTGGAAGTGTGCTGGTACTAAATCGAGGAAAGCATAATGGCAAGCAAACCTAAGAACGCAGCTTTGTACTCCAAAGTAAAATCAGAAGCTAAGAAAAAGTTTAAGTGGCCTAGTGCGTATGGTTCAGCCTGGCTAGTCAAAACCTACAAGAAGCGTGGGGGTACTTATAGTAAGGGAGGCTCAGTTGCACAGAACAAAGCACGTACTAGAAAGTCGTAGAGGTTTTGCTGAAGGTGGACTAACTAAATGGTTTAAGGAAGACTGGCGTGACGTAAAGACAGGCAAGGAGTGTGGTCGCAAAAGCGTTAAAGATAGTAGCAGACCATATCCAGCATGTAGACCAGCAAAGGTAGCAGGTAGAATTAGTAAAGCAGAGGCTGCAAAGAAGACAGGACCAAAGAAAGTTAAGTGGTCTGTCACAGCATCAGGAAAGAAAAGAAAGAAATAATGTACGTTTATTACGAATTAGATTCAGAAAACAAAGTTATACATGCTATGGAATCCTTAGACGAACCAGACATTTCTGGTACTGATTGGGTATTAGCATCTGGTAAAAACAGTATGGTTGAAATATTAGGATTGACATATGATAGTGAAACTAATACATTTGAGTAAAAGGAAAGCGTAATGGCAAAAGGTGTTCCTCATTATTTTAAAGACGGTACAGAGCATAAAGGCGGTATGCATAAGATGCCTAATGGACAATTACATTCAGGCAAAACACATGGCAAGAATAGTAAACAATTATTTCATTTTAAAGATTTAAGTGCGACAGCTAAAAAGAAAGCGAAAGGGAAGAAGAAATGAAAAAGATGAATGAAGGTATGAAAGCTCTAAAGAAAGAAGCACCAGCAGTAGCTAAGAAGATGGGTTACATGTATGGTGGCATGGCTAAGAAAAAAATGGGCATGATGGGTGGCGGTATGGCTAAGAAGATGGGCTACGCTAAAGGAGGTATGTGCGGTGCATCTAACCCACCAGAACGTCCTATGAAGAAAAGTAAATAACATAACGGGTATGCAGTAATAGGTACTACTACCTGACCTAGTTTTGTGTATAACTATCCTTGTACAAACAAGGAGAAAGTACATGAAAAAACTATTACAAAGAATGTGGGATGCCCACGTAATCAGACAACAGAAACGTGCAGACTTTAGAATGCTACACATGTTGGATGATAGACAACTAAACGATCTAGGAATAGGTAGATCACAAATAAGGAATGCAATATATGGCGAGGAATCTAACAGATAAACAACAAAGATTCTTAGATGTATTATTTGATGAAGCTAATGGTGATGTTGTCGCTGCTAAAAAACTGGCAGGTTACGGTGATAACAGCAACACTGCAGCGATTGTTGAATCTTTAAAAGATGAAATCGGTGAGAAGACTCGTACATATTTTGCACGTACTGCTCCTAAAGCTGCTATGGCTATGGTTGGTGCGTTGTACGATCCAACAGAGCTAGGCATAAAAGAAAAGATGGTAGCAGCAAAAGACTTGCTTGACAGGGCAGGACTTGGTAAGGTAGACAAAGTAGATGTTACTAGCGGTGGTGGCATCTTCTACCTACCACCCAAAGAAGGTGAAAACGAATAATACCACAAAGAGAGTTAGGCTTTTGGCAATTACCCAAACCGCCTAAGACACACAACAAACAATGGCACAAGATTGTCAGGCTAACAAAGAAGATACCGTTTGGTTACGAACTAGATCCTGACAATGATAAATTACTTGTACCTATAGAACATGAGTTAGAAGCTTTAGAGCTTGCAAAACGCCACCTCAAGCAGTATAGTTACAGAGCAGTAGCACAATGGTTGAGTAAAGAAACAGACCGATACATATCACACATGGGTCTAAAGAAGAGAATAGAAGTTGAGCAAAGACGTAGAAAAGCATCTATCACTAAACGTAAGCTTGCCAAGTGGCTCGAAGAAACGCTCTCGGAAATTGAGAAGCTCGAAACACAAGGAGTCGGTGCATACTCAGAAGCCAGCGGAGATAGAAGCCCCCCAGCAAGAACCTATCCCAGCGCAGGTAGTAGCAACTGACTATGACGTTGAAGAAGCACAGGAAGTCGTATTCAGACCCAACCCAGGGCCACAGACATCCTTCCTAAGTTCTTCTGAAAGAGAAGTCCTATACGGTGGGGCAGCAGGTGGTGGTAAATCGTATGCTATGTTGGCAGATCCATTACACGGCCTAAACGATCCAAACTTCTCTGGACTCCTTGTACGACACACAACTGAGGAACTAAGGGAACTAATACAGAAGTCGCAGGAGTTATATCCACGTGCAGTACCAGGAATCAAATGGTCAGAGCGTAAGTCACAATGGGTATCACCTAAAGGCGGTAGACTATGGATGTCATATCTGGATAAAGATACCGATGTCACACGCTACCAAGGACAGGCTTTTAACTGGATTGGATTTGACGAACTTACTCAATGGCCTACACCTTACGCTTGGGATTATATGAGGTCACGTCTTCGTAGCGCATACGGCAAGCAATTAGGTTTGTACATGAGAGCTACAACAAACCCAGGCGGTGCTGGACACTCTTGGGTTAAGAAGATGTTTATAGATCCTGCACCTGCAGACAAAGCTTTTTGGGCAACAGATATTGAATCAAGTAAAACAATCGTATACCCTAAAGGACACAGCAAGGAAGGTCAGCCTTTATTTAAGCGTAGGTTTATTCCTGCGTCACTCTTCGATAATCCATACCTTGCCGAAGAGGGTGACTATGAAGCCATGCTCCTATCACTACCAGAGCATCAGAGGAAGCAACTCCTCGAAGGAAACTGGGACATTAACGAAGGAGCAGCCTTTACAGAATTTGATAGATCAATCCATGTTATCGACAGCTTTGAAGTACCAAATAGCTGGGTTAAGTTTAGAGCGTGTGATTATGGGTACGGCTCTTATACTGGTGTTCTTTGGTTCACTGTATCTCCTGATGAACAACTTATAGTCTATCGGGAGATGTATGTATCTAAAGTTACAGCTTCTGATCTAGCTGATATGATACTAGAAGCTGAACGAGATGATGGTGGAATGAGATACGGTGTGCTTGATAGTTCTTTGTGGCATAACCGTGGCGATACTGGGCCATCGTTAGCAGAGCAGATGAACATGAAGGGTTGTCGATGGCGTCCTTCTGATCGCTCAAGAGGCTCACGTATCGCAGGTAAAAACGAAATACATAGACGCTTGAAGGTAGATGACTTCTTAGAAAAGCCTATGTTAGTATTTATGAATAGCTGCACTAACACTATAGCGCAGATACCAAGCATCCCACTGGACAAAAAGAATCCAGAAGATGTTGACACAAAAGCAGAAGATCACTTGTATGATGCGTTAAGATATGGTATAATGACAAGACCACGAAGCAGCTTATGGGATTATAACCCTGCCAAACAACGTACAGGATTTCAAGCAAGTGACGCAACATTTGGATATTAAAGATATAACAACTTGTCCTGCATGTCAGATACTATATGACACAAGTAAATTTGATTGTTGTCCTAGATGCCGAGAAACATATGACTTTGATAACGGTCCTTGGAAGGAAAACAAATGAAAGCTTTTGTACTAGTAATAAGTATATGGGGAAACAACGGAACTGATTGGGTATATACAGGTAATCAGTATGTATCACAAGAAATGTACACACAGGAAGAGTGTTTGAATCTAGCTGATACTTCTAACTGGAATAAGTTTAGGAACAACCAATACTACGACATACAACTAGATTGTTTTAACAAGGAAGAATATAATGGCTGAACAGGAAGAAATGTTTGAAACGGATGATGTTGTAGCAGCAGAGGATGCTGATGACAAAATCTTTGAAGAAAAGTCTAGTGTAATATCTTTTGTAGAAGATAGATATAAAAGAGCAGAAGACCATAGGTACGCTGACGAACAACGTTGGTTAAAAGCTTACCGTAACTACCGTGGTATATATGGATCAGATGTACAATTTACGGATACAGAGAAGTCACGTGTCTTTGTCAAGGTAACTAAAACTAAAACACTAGCAGCTTATGGACAGATTGTAGATGTACTATTTGGTAACAACAAGTTTCCTCTGTCCGTAAATCCATCTGTACTACCTGACGGTGTTGCAGAAGATGTGCATATAAACCTAGACCCTAATGCTGAAAAAGCAGGGGATGAACTTGCAGCAGCAACAAGACAGGAAGCTGGCAAACCATACCTACTAGAAAAGCTATTACCAGGAGAAACTTTAGATCAACTAAAAACTAGAGTGGCTGGTATGCAAGAGAAACTAGCCCCTGTATCTGAGAAGCTTATTGAGGGCGCAGGTACTACAGATAAAACAGTTACATTCCATCCTGCTATGGTTGCAGCTAAAAAGATGGAAAAGAAAATACATGACCAGTTGCAAGAGTCTGGTGCATCTACACACCTAAGAAGTATGGCATTTGAAATGGCTTTGATGGGTACTGGTGTAATGAAAGGACCATTTGCTGTAGATAAAGAATACCCTAACTGGGGCGAGGACGGGGACTATGACCCTCTAGTAAAGACAGTTCCTGAGTGTACACATGTAAGTGTTTGGGATTTTTACCCTGACCCAGAAGCTAAAGCTATGGAAGATGCAGAGTACACAGTACAAAGACACAAGATGTCACGCACACAACTACGTGCATTGAAAACACGTCCATACTTTATGGATGACTCAGTTCAGATGGCTGTAGACAAAGGACCAGACTACGTACAGAAGTACTGGGAAATGACTATGGAAGATGATGATACTCAACCAACATCAGAGCGTTGGGAAGTATTAGAGTTCTGGGGATATGTTGATGTAGCCTTGTTAGAAGAGCATGGTGTAAAAGTTCCTAAAGAGTTATCTGACTTAGATGAAGTTAACTGTAACGTATGGGTATGTAACGGTGAAGTGTTACGCTTTGTACTAAACCCATTTAAGCCTACACGTATTCCTTACTATGCTGTACCATACGAGCATAACCCATACTCTTTCTTTGGTGTTGGTATTGCTGAAAATATGGATGACACACAGACATTAATGAATGGCTTTATGAGAATGGCTATTGACAATGCTGCGTTATCTGGTAATCTAATAATAGAAGTAGATGAAACTAACCTAGTCCCAGGCCAAGACCTATCTGTATATCCTGGCAAGGTGTTTCGCAGACAAGGTGGCGCACCAGGACAAGCCATCTTTGGTACTAAGTTCCCCAATGTAGCAGGGGAGAACATACAACTATTTGATAAAGCGAGGGTGTTAGCTGATGAGTCAACAGGATTCCCATCATTCGCACACGGACAAACAGGTGTTCAAGGTGTTGGTAGGACTGCTTCTGGTATTAGCATGCTTATGTCTGCTGCCAACGGAAGTATCAGAACGGTTG